TGCATATCCCATAGAGGCATATATTGAAAACTTTGATGGATACGCTGATAATACAACAATTTTATCTAAATTTGGAATTCAACAAACACAGGAACTAACTCTCACCATCTCTAGAGAGAGATTTAAGGATTATATTTCTCCTTTAATTAAAAATAAATCAAATATTAAATTATCTACCAGACCAAAAGAGGGTGATTTAATTTATTTCCCTTTGGGAGATAGATTATTTGAAATTAAATTTGTTGAGCACGAAAAACCATTTTACCAACTTCAAAAAAATTATGTTTACACACTTAAGTGTGAGTTGTTCAGATATGAAGATGAAGTTATTGATACTAATATATCAGAAATTGATGATATATTATTGGGAAGTAATGTGGACGGATCAACTGAGGATGAAATATCAACACTCCTTGGAGTTACTCAAACCCTAACTCTTGTTGGTGCAGGAGTCACAGCAACTGCAGTCGCAGGCATTGTAACTTCAGGTGGCATTAGATTAATTACTGTGACTAATAGAGGCGGTGGTTATACAAGTATTCCTAGAGTTGGTATCTCCTCTGCTCCAGCAGGAAAAGTAACAGGAGTGGCAACTGCCACAATGATATCTGGTATAGTTGTATGTACTGATAGCGCAAATCCAAATACACAATCTGTTCAGAGCGTTCAAATCATAAATCCAGGTGCTGGTTACACCGCAACACCAAAGATCAAGTTTATTGGAGGTGGTGGTTCTGGAGCAGCTGCTACAGCAATTTTAGGTGATGGAATAGTTGGTATTATTACTATCACTTCTGGTGGTAGCGGGTATTCTGCACCACCTACAATTACATTCGCAAATCAAATATTTACATCAGGACTTAATGCTGTAGCAGCAGCTGCTACAGCAGTTGTAAGTTCAGCAGGGACAATAACAGCGATTCGAATAACAAACGCAGGTTTGGCATACAGTAGCGCACCATCAATAATAATTGGACCTCCGACAGTATCTGGAGTTGGTACGTTCTCTGTAAATGAAATTGTTACAGGATCTATAAGTGGTGTCACTGCAAGGGTGAGATCTTGGAATTCAATCACCAGTATATTAGAAGTTGCAAATGTAACCGGTTCCTTCACGATACAAGAAAATATCGTTGGAACAGAATCTGGAGCTTCCTACAAACTAAGATTGATAGATACAAATCCAACAGAAGATGGATATGCAGATAATGCTAGTATCGAATCTGCAGCAGACGCGATTATTGATTTTTCAGAGCGTAATCCATTTGGAATTCCATAAATAGATTTTATTAGGATTAAGTATTTAATAATAGGAATTTAAAGATGTTTGAGTATTTTTACAACGAAATTTTGAGAAGGACTGTGATATCCTTTGGAACTCTTTTTAACAATATTTCGATAAAGCACACTAACTCATCAAATCAGGTTGTAAGTGAAATAAAAGTTCCTCTAGCATATGGTCCAACACAAAAGTTTTTGGCTAGATTAACTCAATCACCAGATCTTAATAAAGCAGTTGCTATGACATTGCCTAGAATGTCTTTTGAGTTTACTGGCCTGACATATGATCCATCTAGAAAAGTAACAACCACTCAAACATTTACATCTAAAAGTGTTACGAATGGTAGCGTAATTAAAAAAGCATACATGCCAGTTCCATATAACATGCAGTTTGAACTTAGCATTATGTCTAAATTAAATGACGATGCACTGCAAATTATAGAACAGATCTTACCATATTTTCAACCATCATATAATTTAACAGTTGAACTCGTAGATCAAATAGACGAAAAAAGAGATATTCCTATCGTTTTAGAAAATATCACGATGCAGGATGATTATGAGGGAGATTTCATGACAAGAAGAGTTCTTCTTTATACATTAAGATTCACTGCAAAAACATTTCTTTTTGGTCCTGTTACGACAGCAACAAAAGATATTATCAAAACTACAAAAATCAGTTATGTCGTTGGAACAGACCTTACAAATACATCCAGGGTGTTGGCATACACTGCTCAGCCAAGAGCAATCAAAAATTATACTGGAACAATTGTTACTACTTTGGCAAAAGATATTACTACCACCGATACATTGATTACTGTTGACAATGCAGCATCAATATCTGCAAATACTTATCTTGATATTGGAGGTGAAGAAGTTTATGTGAAATTAAAATCTGGAAATATTTTAACAGTCAGAAGAGGTGAAGATGATACAACTATTACATCTCATCTAAAAGGGGATCCTGTTAAATCAATTACGACATCTGATAGTGCACTGATACAAGAGGGAGATGACTTTGGATTTAGTGGAACCACAACATGAAAATGACAAAAAAATTTGACGATCTTAATGAAACTTTTAATGTTGATGGAGAAGTAGTATCAAAAGAAAGTGATGGTGCTATTCAAAAAATAGAAAATGTAAATTTTTCTACTGAAGATATTAAAAAAGACTATGAATATACACGGGGAAATTTGTATAGTTTGATTGAAAAAGGTCAAGAGGCAATCAATGGAATTTTAGAATTAGCACAGGAAAGTGAAATGCCAAGAGCATATGAAGTTGCCGGACAACTAATTAAAAATGTGGCAGATGCAACTGATAAATTAATGGATCTTCAAAAGAAACTAAAAGAAGTTGAGGAAGAAAAACAAGGAAAAGGACCAACAAACGTTACCAACGCTTTGTTTGTTGGATCTACCGCAGAACTAGCAAAACTAATCAAACAGCAATCCAAAAATGAAAACGTTTAAACAGTTTCAAGAAGATTGGACGAATAAATATAAAAAGAGTATTGATTGCTCAAATCCAAAAGGATTTTCTCAACGCGCTCATTGTGCGGGAAGAAAAAAAAGAGCAAAAGGTGAAAGCACTAAGTCAAAATCAGTTGAATGAAGAAAAACGGTCGCTGTCCTAAAGGAGAATATTATTGCTACACTAATAAAATGTGTAAAGCAATTCCTGCTGGATTCATGGTTGATCCTGAGGGAATGCTTCGTAAAGAAAATGGTGCGTCAATTGATGAAGGTGCTCGTATTCCAAAAAAACCAGGACAACCAGATAAGTCTGATAAACACTCAGATCTTTACACAGATGAAGATCCAAAAGGAACAATTCACGGACTAGGGTTTAAAGATGTTCAGACTGCAAAACAGAGTGTTTCAAAAATAAGAAACTCTGGAAGATCTCATGCTCATAAAATCCAAGCAGCAATTGCCATGGAACAAAGAGCAAGAGTAGCAGGAAAAACTTCAGAGGCTGCTGTGTATAGAAAATTCATTAACTCTATGAAAAAGAAAACAAAACAAATGAATGAAGAGGGTCTTCGTGATTGGTTTGGTAAATCTAAATCAAAGGATGGTAAAGGTGGTTGGGTGAACGTGGTGACTGGTGGCACCTGTGCAAGTGATGAACCTGGTGAAGGAACTCCAAAGTGCGTCTCTTCGGCAAAAAGAGCAAGTATGACTCAAGCAGAGAGATTATCTGCAGCGAGAAGAAAGAAAGCAGCGGATCCTGGACAGCAACAAAAGACCGGTGCTGCAAAACCTACTTATGTTTCAACTGATTCACCTAAAAAGAAAACACGTAAAGAAGAAATAGATTTAGTGAGTTTGATTGAAAAAAATAATTGCAATCACACCAAAGAAGGTGTCAATTGTCCATGTCACGGAAAAAAGAGGTGTCCTGTAGTGATGGAATCAAAAGATCACGAATACTCTATGGCTCGTTCAGAGCTTTCTACAATTATAAGTGCTGCTAAAAGACTCAAAACTAAAATGGCAAAAGGTGAGGGTAATGTAGAAGCATGGGTGCAGTCGAAAATTACCAAAGCTGCAGATTACCTAGATAGTGCAGCAGATTACGTTGACAGCGGAGAAATGAACGAAGAGTCCGATAAAAAAGGTAAAGGTAGTGGCACAAAAGATGCTTGCTACCATAAGGTTAAGTCAAGATATAGCGTTTGGCCCTCTGCATATGCCTCTGGAGCACTCGTGAAATGCCGTAAGGT